ATGGAAGAGTTTTTACCAAAAGATTTAATTAATATTGTAAATGAATATTCAATTGATAATTCACAATATGAAAATGTTGTGAGAGAATTGAATAAGGTATTTATGATTTTAATGAGTAGATATTTTGATCTTCATTATTGTTACGATGTTGATTGTTTTGGTTGTATAAGAAGACATAATAGAGAATTATATGATTTGCCGAACGAAGCGATTAAATTTGTTTTTCATGAGGACATTTTTCATTTTATTAAAAGGCGGAATAGATTGAAAAAGAAAAAATCATTTCCTCCAAAATTAGAATAATTATCAGAACTAATATTAATGAGTAGATTTTTAGAACTGGATAGGTTATTAGAACTAAAAAACAAACAACTTGATAATATTAAATCAGATCGGAAAATAAGTGTAAATGATTTGAGAAGACTTATAAAATATACAGAAACTTCATTTTTTGATGAAAAAGAGTGTTGTTTATGGAATGGATATATAACGAACTTAAATTATAAAACAAAAGGTGAATATGTTAACTTTTATTTTAAAAAGCATAAAACATCATTGCATAGATTACTTTATGAGAATTTTAAGGAACCACTTTCAAATGAGGAATATATCAAATATACATGTCAGAATAAAGGTAAATGTTGTAATCTAAATCATATGGTAAAATATAAATATAATTTTGACATTCCAAAAGAAGTAATAGTTAAAAATGAAGAAAAAAGAGATCTAATTATTGAAGATAATTTTAAACTTGTCATTTATGTGAATTAAATTAAAATGTAATCATAATATAATGAGATTGTGTTTATATTGTTTTGGAGAAAATTATTCGGATATTAAGTGTAATAGCTGTGATGATGGTATGATATGCATTGGTTGTAAATTATGTGATACATGTGTATTAAAACATAGTTATGAACAATTAATCGAATTAATTGATAGATTTACTGATTACATAAATAAAATTCAGATTATTACAAATGATACAAAGATGATTAAGAGTTTTAAATTAAAAGTAGGTGATAATGTTATGGATGAAATGAGTGAAGATGAAGTGAATAATCAAAGAAATATTCATATTGAAATGAGCACACGTTTGATGTACAAAATTTGTATGGCAAACGAAGAGATTGAAAAAAGACAAATTGCAATGAAAAATAAAATAGATGAATTGGAAAAGATTAAGCATGAATGTAAATAATTCCATCACTATTAACTATATTGAGATCATGAGTATCACTATTTAATAATGAATTTAATTCAACTTTTACAACTTCTTTATCTTTTCTCACTAGATTAGAAATACAATCATTACACATTATAAAAAATAGTTTCATACTAGGATAAACATCATCATCAAAAAGATGTGTTAAATCAATTTTTGAACAAATATCAGATCTGTAATCCATTGAAATATTACACAATAAACATTTAATAATTTCAGGTTGATTCATTTTATAATACATTGAGATAATTATTTAATTTTAAACTAAATAATTATTTATACAACGGGATGGAATCGAACCACCAAAGGCATTCGCCCGATGAACTAGCTGCTATCGTTCTTTTTCCAATTAGAACTACCGTTATTATCTTCACAGGGGGATTCGAACCCTCATTTAGAAAGCTTAACGCCATCCGTTTTACCATTAAATCTATGTGAAGCTCCTACAACTGGACTTGAACCAATAATTATCTCCAAGCAATTAAGGCCGGAGTGTTTTACTTAAACTTATGTAGGAAGTCAAGAAGACGATTATATTCTATTTACACCATAAACTAGGATTAGAAAATATTTTTTTAAAATTGACCGACCAAAAACCAGGTTCATGGATGGCAATATATTTCCTATAAACCCTACATGAAATGAACCATAAAATTGAAAACATATGAAATCCATAAAAGAGGGGGATGATGGGACCATAGAGGAGTAAAGTGGTGCGACCTATGTTTTGAAATTACAACCATATTACTTTTTATTGTCCATATTTATGCCCATGTTCGTACTCGAATTCTTTCAAAAGTTTATTCATTTGAGCTTTTGATAATTTTTTGCCACCTCTCATAGTTCCAAAACCAAGAACTTTAGCAGCTTCATCTGCAGCTGTGACAAGGGGGTTAAATTGAGGAGCTAATACAGGAACAACTTTTTTACCAATATCAATTGCAGTTCTTCCAGCTTTCTTAAAGAAGTTTAGAACATCAGACCATTTAAATCCACCCAAACCCATTGAATCCTGAACATTTCCAGGATGAGGTTCTGGCGCAATACCACTTTGTTTTACACTCAATACATTATTTTGAGTAAGCAAACCAATTGCTTTAGAGCATACACCTTCAGAAATAGTATATGTACCCAATTCTACAAAAAGTAATGAAACGGTAGGAGTAATCGTGACACCTGAGTTATTTGTGCATAAAACAGTCATATCAAAGTTATACGATCCTCTGGTACCTGCAACGATTAAATTATTCATGCAAATATCTTCACCAAATCGTAGACATAATACAGAACCGACATCTTTTCGAAATTGTCTAAAACTCATATTACATCCATTTCTCAATGCCATTTTATAAAGATCGGATGGTTGTGCAGTGCTAAGAATACCAGGTTGATTATTAAAATCAATTGTGACATTTTCAATTGAAAAATATGTATCAGTGCTAAACATAGTATTATCAAGATCTCTCTGAGAAACCCATACATATACTCTTTCAGGTACTGAATTTAATTGAATATTAGATATAGGTATTGCTAATTGAGAACCAGCATTTGGATATGCAGGAACTGGAGATTGCCATTGTGTTGCTTGATAATTTGGTTGTGTATAATCATAAACGATAGTTCTTGGTAATTCCATACCGAGAGGTGGGGTATAATTTTGAAAGAGAGCAGAAGCATTCATAACTTGAACCGCTACACTTGAAAACACTGATGGTGAAACTGATGGTGTTTTATGACTCCATAATGCAGCTGGAAGACCTCCAAATATACTATTTCCTCTACCTGTAAAGGTACCAACAATTGTAATTGTATCTAATTGAATAAAAGCAGGTTTCAAATTTGCCCCACCATAATTCATTGGTGATAAAATAATTGGTTCCATAACTGTCAATAAAACAGTAGCAACATCATTCGATGTTCCAGATGAATCATTTCTTGTGATTAAAGCATTAATAAATCCACCTCTTGGTGTTTGTAAATCATTATCCCCGTATCCTCTCATAGGATCTCTATTAAGACCATTTAAATCATTATATTGTTGAGATTGATCAAGCATTGTTGGTGTCATTGAATCATAAAAATCTTGATTTACAGGTCTTGCGTGATATCTTGTTAAAGCTCTAATATACAAACCAATATTTGTAGACACAGCATCTTGATTCAAAGTAACGCTAATATTATTCAAAGCATTTGCCAAAGGCCAAGCTCTTGGACAATCATAATATGCATTACCTGATGGAATACCTGGAGCGGTTGGAAGACCAGCCGCTTGAAGTAATGGAATACCAGCACCTCCAGAAGTTCCTGAAAAAGTCAATAAGAATTGAAATTGAAGAAAGAATTGTGAGTCTACCATAATTTTGTTATTGGGAGGATTACAAGAAACTGTAAAAGTTGATGTAGATGCTCCAACAATCGGAAATTGTTTATAAGTATTTTGAATTGCAGTTGTTTCAATTCCATATAATCTTTTACCCAATCTTTCAATATTCAATCTTTGATCTATTGTTGGGATAAAATTCAAACCTTCTACTCCAAGTGATAATTGCGACATTTGTTATATAATCTAGTGACATTTTTTAATTTTTATAATGGTTAACGTTCTTTTTCTTTTCAAATAAAATCTTAACGCTCATGCCTGTATTTGGGAATAAATAAATTGGATAAATATTACCCAAAAAATCACTCCAAAACATTTGAAAATCGACTTTTTCTAATGGTGTCGTAGATAATAAATCAACGTATCTATATTGACTTAATGGAATATATTCGAGAGTCACTCTATTACTCGTAACATCATTTTGAATAGGTACTAAAAAATCACTAATTATTGGCATTGTGGCGCTAGTACTATAATTATTAGCGGAAGTTGGAGACGTTGGTATTATTTCATCTCTATTTGGTAATAAATTACTTTTAAGAATAATCCCCCTGACAGAATTCCAACTTGCTGTTCCAATGGCATATTGTGAATTTTTATATAATGCGGCTGCGAAAGCCTGTGTTGCTATTGGATATTCAAATCTTGAACCCATTGCAGGTATTATTATTGTATTATCATTTGTAATTGCCATTCTTAAAGTATAAAATGGACTAAGAATTGGTTGTGTATCATAATCATATTGAAAATTAGTCAAATAAAGATACAGATCTGGATTCACAAATATTTCAATTTTATTGGCTCCAGCACTTGGTAAAAAATTACCATCAACATAAAGATCAATTAATTGAGTCAATGGATTATAAATGAAAAGTGGACTAAAACCAACGACAGTCGTAGAAGCGAAAGCTAATCCGAGCGCTGTATTAACAAAATCTAACCATGATTGATAATTGAATATACCATTTGGTCTTTTTCCAGAAAAATGAAGTGATGGATTAACAAAAATAATATTTTGTGTGTAATAATTTCCTAAATATTTTAATGTTATGTATGAAGTAGTTGCAGTTGTAGATCCTGTTTGAAATAATGGTATATTAAGAGGTAATGTATGAGAATCAACGTCGAAACGTATAACACTCATTAACCATTCTGAAGGATTATCTAATATTTTTGATGCTCTTGTTTCAGAAGCATCAGCAGGTACCAAAAAATTATCATTATTAATAAATGTTAAATTGTAGTAGATATGAGAATTATCATCTTTTATATTGTTTACATTTGATATTTTTTTCTTTGCATTCACTTTCTCTGTATTCATTTTGTTTATATAATATATACACATAAAATGTTTCCCAAAGTATTTCAACCGACAACAGGTGAAGAACTACAACAATGGATACCAAATGCAACAATAATTAATTATTCTGAATTAAAAAATTATAATATTTTACCAAAATTACCGATAATTTTATTGTATGAAATTAAAAAAGGATTTGGTCATTGGGTTACAATATTGAGAACTCCTGAAGGTATTGAACATTTTGATTCGTATGGATTCGTTCCGGATGATGAATTAAGTTTCGTACCAGAATATTTTAAATATGAATCAAATCAAAATTATAAATATTTATTAAATTTATTGTATGAATCAGGTGAACAAATTAATTATAATCCATATCCATTACAAAAGGGTGATAATACAGCGACATGTGGAAGATGGGCCGTATTAAGAAATTTATTTAATTACTTAACAACTGATCAATTTGCTAAAATGATCAATAAAACATCAAAACAATTAAATATTACATCCGACTTCAAATCCATACAATAATCTTATTTTTTGCAATATATTAGCTTTTTCATAAAAAGTTAAATTTTGTTCATTCATATTAGAAAATAGTTTATTCATTGATTCAGTACAACTATCACATAATATTTTTTTATTTTTTGATTGTTTTGAAGCACAGTCGTAACATATATATTCTTTACATTGTACGGTATATATTCTATTTATTACTTGTTTTCGTCCTTGACATATAATCATTTTCATTTATAATAGATTTATATAATTAAATCATAAAAATACCATGTTCATGTAAAAGATATTGAGGATGTTCAACTGATAACATCGACCATCTTGATTTTAATGCCATTATTTTTTTGATTGTTTCAGATGATAATCCGGCATAAACTTTCAAATATCGTGTAATATGATACCTTGATGTATTATTATAGAAAACAACTTTATTTAATTCATTCAAAATATCACGAGTATCACGATAATTCATTAATTGATGCATTAGAATAACAGAATGAATATTATATTTTCGACCACATGCAATAACATCGGCAATAATACCCATTACGTTTTTTAGAATTTTTTTATCTTGAATTTTATCACAATCGTCAAATATCACAAGACCATTTTCCATTTTTGTAATATCTACAGGTTCGCGTAACATTTCATCTTCATGATGAATTTCAAAATACTTTAATGTTTTGTATTCTTTTTCATCAATATGTTTTGTGAATATATATACTTTTCTTTTTGGAAACATTTTTAAATATTCAATTGCGTATTTTCTTGCGATCCTTGATTTTCCAGATCCTGATTTACCGGCAATAAATACCCTTTCTGGTTCTTCATTTGGAACTGGGATCATTGTACCACTCACTAAATCATATTCTTTATTCACTCTATCATTTATTTTTGATGACATATTACGATATTTCGGTACGAGATAATCATCCAATGGTTCCATTTTTTGTTTTAATGCTTTAACTAATTTTTGTCGATCTCTCGTTGGTAGTCTTTTGTATTTATTAATATTAAAATCGTCATCATCGAGTAATTCAAATATATCATCTTCATCT